GATGTCAAAGACATGTCAACTGACGAATTAATTAAACGTGACATGCAGAACATGCAAAATATGACTGGTAAAGTTAAAGATGTCAAAGACATGTCAACTGACGAATTAATTAAACGTGACATGGCTAATGTTCAGAATATGGACAATAAGAAAACTCAAGGCACAGTTACAGCAAATCCAGTTAATATCAAGATGCAAGAGATGCAAGAGCAGTTGAAAGCATGGCAATCCGGTGTAACTCCAGAAAAATTATCATCATTAAAAGCAGAAGAAGCCAAAGCAAAATTAGCAGACAAAGTAGAAACAATGAGTCCCGCGGATAAAGCTCATACAGCTTCTAAAACTACCGAGTCAAAACATGAAGATACTACAGTAACACTAAAAGATCTTCACAATGACTTATTAGAGTTAAATAAGAGTATAAAAATGATGTCTGCCCATACAGAAAAAATTAGTGACCATAGTGCCAAAACAGCAAAACATGCGGCCAAATCAACTGGTAATAGGGCGTTAGTCTAAGGATAATACTCAATGAGTTGGAAAAAATACTTTACACCAGTTAATGTTGAAGGAGGATCACTAAGTCCAATTAGTGGATTCAATAACGGATCTCGTCCGGGGCCAGCAAGAACAAACTATAGCAGTTATCTTCCAGACGTTTATACAGGTAGTCCTAACCGTATTGAACGTTATCAACAGTATGAAGTTATGGATAGTGATCCAGAAGTTAATGCTGCCTTAGATATTCTTGCAGAATTTTGCACACAAAAATTAAAAGATAACAATAGTCCATTTGATGTTAAATGGCGTCATAAGGCAACTAACAGTGAAGTACGTATTTTAAGTGAGTACTTACAACAATGGAATAAATTACAAAAATTCGACACAAGAATTTTTAGAATTGTTCGTAATGTATTCAAATACGGTGATGCTTTCTTTATTCGTGACCCAGAAAATCAAAAATGGAGTTATGTAGATGCACAACATATTGTAAAAGTTATTGTAAACGAATCAGAAGGTAAGAAACCTGAACAATATGTTGTAAAAGATCTTGCTCCTAACTTTGAAAATCTTGTTGCAACACAGATTACCACTAATGTAAGTCCTAGAATGGGCGGTGGACAAGCTGGTCCCCAACCTGCAAGCGGCTATTTAAGTGGTGTTTCTGGTGGCGGTAGTGCTGGCGGAAACGGAAATAAGTTTGGATTGCAATACAAAGAAAATGCAATTGATGCTAAACACATGGTTCATCTAAGTTTAAGTGAAGGTTTAGATCAAAATTATCCATTTGGTAATAGTTTATTAGAGAATGTCTACAAAGTTTATAAACAAAAAGAACTTTTAGAAGATGCAATTTTAATTTATCGTATACAACGTGCTCCAGAACGTCGTGTATTCCATATCGATGTAGGTAATATGCCTAGTCACTTGGCTATGGCATTTGTAGAACGTGTTAAAAACGAGATACACCAACGCCGTATTCCGTCACAAACAGGTGGCGGACAGAACGTCATAGACTCTGCATACAACCCTCTAAGCATTAATGAAGATTATTTCTTCCCTAAAACAGCAGACGGCAAAGGATCAGACGTCACAATGCTAGAAGGCGGTAAGAATATTGGCGAAATCGATGATTTGAAGTACTTTACTAACAAGTTATTCCGTGGATTACGTATACCTAGTAGTTATTTGCCTACTGGACAAGACGATTCACAGAGTAATTTCAATGATGGTCGAGTAGGTACGGCATACATTCAAGAGCTACGCTTTAACAAATATTGTGAAAGATTGCAATATTTGTTAACAAGTACATTTGATGAAGAGTTCAAAATGTATTTGAATAGCAAAGGTTTAAACATTGACAGTAGTTTGTTTGAATTAGTGTTCAATCCTCCAATGAATTTTGCTAGTTCACGTCAAGCGGCAATTGACACTGAGCGTATTAATACATTTAATACCATACAAGCGATTCCTTTTGTATCAAAACGCTTTGCTATGAAACGTTTCTTAGGCTTAACAGCAGAAGAAGTTGCAGAAAATGAACGCATGTGGGCGGAAGAAAATGGCAAAGGCGAGCCAACTATGACAGATGCCGCTGGAGAATTGCGTAGTGCAGGTCTATCTGCTAGTGGTATTGAAGCAGATTTAGATGCCGCAGGTGATATGACCAGTGAAGAAGATTTTGGAGGTGAAGGTGCTGAAGGCGAACAAAATGCAACTCCTGGCGCGGCTCCTCCGGCACCAGCAGGTGCTCTTCCAGCACCAGGCGCATAAATACAATATGATTTTAAGAGAATTGTTTTATATTGATCAAGACACACGTCATGCTGGTAACGATTTACGTTATAACCCGCAACGTGATGACACGGTATTACATAGAGATGATACACGTAAAACAAGATTAACGTTAAGACAAATTAATGAACTTCGTAAAAGTAATGAAGCACACATATTAGAACAAGAAAGTGAATTAGATTTCATTCATGATATGTATGCCGCGGCACCGCCAGAAGGTGCACCTGGTGCCGCTCCTCCAGGATAATACGGTCAAACTGGCCGTTTTTTGCCTATATCCACACACTTTTATAACAAAAGTGTAAATAATACACAGCCTTGAATCACATAATTTAGGAGATAAACATGACTGACCGCGCTCAATTTGAAGCGATGCTTGAAGCATTGATTAATGATGATCAACAAGCCGCAAAAGAAATATTCCACAATATCGTTGTTGGAAAATCACGTGAAATCTATGAAGAATTATTAGCAGAAGATTTCAGCCAAGACACTGGCAATCCATACAAGAAAAATGAAGGTATGGAAGAAGAATCTATGGAAGAAGATTCTGAAGAAGAAGAAAGTGACGATGCCGAAGATGACGGAGAAGAAAATCCATTTGGTGGCGATGATGACGGCGAAGAAAGTGACGATGCCGAAGATGACGGCGAAGAAAGTGACGATGCCGAAGATGACGGAGAAGAAAATCCATTTGGTGGCGATGAAGGTGGAGAAGAAGGTGAAGGCGATATCGAAGATCGCGTAATGGATCTAGAAGATGCATTAGAAGACCTAAAAGCAGAATTTGAACAGCTATTAGCTGGTGAAGAACACGAAGAAGAAAACGAGCCAGGAGTTCATGGTGACGGTATGCCAATGCATGATATCGAAGCAGACATGGGTGGCATGGGCGGAGAGCATGACGAGCTAGAAGGTTTGATGGAATACACTATCAAAGTTCCAAATCCAAAACATGGTGATGACGGTGTTAACAAAAAGTCAACTATCGACAACATGAAGAATGATATGGGTGGCACAACTGCTAATATTGCACAAAGTTTTAGTACAGAAAAAGGCGGTACACAAGGTGGATTGGCTAAGCCAACAACTACTATTATGGATGCCGGCAATATTAACAAACCAGGTGGCAACGCAGGTAAAACAGCGTTCAAAAAGAAAGAACCTGGACACGGTGCTGAGAAAAAATCAACTGGGGATAATGGCTCTAATAAAAAGTCTTTAATCTCTAGTCGTGTACGTTAATTAAAGAGTACATATAAAATATGTCACTATACCTCCGAGAGAATCTCAGTTTCAACGAAGCAAAAATGGTCGTTGAGTCTGATGACAAAGAAGGAAAAAACCTATACATGTCCGGGATTTGTATCCAGGGCGGTATCCGTAACGCTAACCAGCGTGTATATCCTGTTAATGAGATTGGCAAGGCTGTTAAGACCCTTAACGATCAGATTCAGAACGGCTATTCAGTTCTCGGAGAAGTAGATCATCCAGATGATCTAAAAATTAACCTGGACCGTGTATCGCACATGATAGTTAATATGTGGATGGACGGTCCTAACGGTTACGGGAAGTTGAAAATACTTCCAACACCAATGGGACAACTAATCAAGACGATGCTGGAAAGCGGAGTTAAGTTAGGTGTTTCAAGTCGCGGATCCGGAAACGTCAGAGATGACGGATCCGGTGAAGTATCAGATTTTGAGATTATCACAGTAGATATGGTAGCTCAACCTAGT